TCAGGCCGGCGCCGCGCGCAAGGCGTGGGCCGTGCTGCGGGCGATACTCCGACTCGCCTATCGCAAGGGAGTCACCGACAATGACGTGACACGTCGTGAAATCAGACTGCCGCACCTGCGGCGGTATGAGCCGCGCGTGCTCGACGCCAGACAGGTAAGACAGCTGCTCAAAGGCTTCTACGGTCACGCGTTGGAAGCCTGGTTATTGGTCTCCGTCTGCGCGGGACTGCGCCGATGCGAGTCCGTCGGCATTGAATGGGCCGACTTGGATTTACGCCGGGGAACCGTGACCGTCAAAAGGTCAGTGCAATGGGTCGCTGGACATGAAACGGTCACCGACCCGAAGACCGACCAGAGCCGACGGACGGTCGCACTACCACGGTTCGCAGTCAAACGGCTCGCGCAATTGCGCCACGGCAGAACCGGCAGGCTGGTCGGCGATCTGAACGCCAACCAGGTGGCAGCTCATTACACGTCATGGTGCCAACGCATGAAACTCCCCTGCGTGCCGCCAAGGAACCTCAGGCACACCTTCGGCACTCTGGCAATCGCTGCGGGAGCCGATATCTCAGTGGTCGCGCGACAACTCGGTCACAGCGACATCAAGACAACCGCCCGCTACTATCTCCGCCCCGATTTGTCCGTGCTGAGAAGTCTGCAGCGGGCATGGGAAAGACTCATCATCGGAGCCGCGTAGCTTTCCGTAACCCAGCCATGGAAACCTCCATACACGAACAGCAGACTCACTCTATGTCGCGTCGGACGCATCGTCACGATCAACGGCAACGTCAAGTTCGACGGCAGTGGACAGCAGAACTACTCGACGGCGAATGAGACCATCCCAGAAGCGTTCCGTCCGCTCGCCGACCAGAGCATCATATCGTTCCCGTCCTGCGGTTTCAGCCTGCTTGTCATGCGTGATGGGAAGGTGCAGATGCTTGGCGACCCGAAATCCGCTTACTCCACGGCGCACGGCTGTTGGATGGCACTGCAATAGCTTTCCGTAACCCAGACTTTGATTAAATCACAGTATGGCACCGTGACCGGCGTGAAGTCTGGCAAGATCGCGCAGATTAGCATCAACTGGAAAAGCGCGAGCACTGACTCGTGGGGCAGTGGACAGTTCGGTACAATTCCGGAGGGTTGGAGGCCTGCGGTCGTCACGCATGGCACGTGGTCGGGGCGTGATGGTGGCAGCCAGCGTGATTTCATTCTGGAAACGAATGGCAATTTCCGTTATGCCAATTGTGGCGCGGTGCAGAACAGCGGCACGTTCTACGGGACGATGACCTACATTCTCGCCTGAATAGCTTTCCGTAACCCTGTACAACGCAAAAGGCTTCACGATCATCCGCACTGGAATGATGATGCTCATCAAATACGCCGGTTCCTTCGCGGGTGACAGTTGGAGCAGCGTGCAATGCGATTACACGCTGCCGGTCGAATTACGTCCGCCGATCGAGGTCAACGCGATGGTATGCGTGTCGAACGGGCAGGTGTCGAGAATGCTCATCGTCAATCCCAACGGAACCATTCGATGCGCGAACATGGGAGCCACGGGCAGCAATCAGAGTTGCGTCGGCTCGCTCTGCTATCCGATCCCATGAGGATAGCTTTCCGTAGCCCTCACTGCTACCTTTAAGTTTCAGGACACAAGATCGTTTGTTGGCGCCCTATATGGTGGATCCAACACGATTACCGTCAAGGGCAACATGCTGTATGTCGATTTGAGCTCTTTCAAATCAACCGTCGAAGTCTCGAACTATAGGGTCTGGTTATATCAGTCAGGGATACGTCCATCGGCCACAATTGGACTGGGATGTGTTGGATCAAGTCTTGCGGATCCGCACTACAACAAGCAAGCGAATTGGAATCCAGATGGCAGTATTACGTTACTTGGCGGGGCTGGCAGGGAGAACATTCTGATGCAGCGTTTTTCCATGCCGATTCCTAGTGGAGTGACGTTCTCCTAGACAAGTGGCACCGTGATACAGCCTTCGACCCATCCCCAGTTTGCGCTTACTGTCATCTTTCCCGAGGAACGCAAGGCGATGGTGTGCTGCGCCACCTGCACTTCGACGCCATGCAATCCGATGCTCGAATTGGATATTGCGGCGCAATGCACCTCGAAAGCCGCCTCCAAACCGGCTGGGAGTGTGAAAAGCGGGGATGTCTCCCATTCTTTCGCCGCATTCCAGTCGCTACCGACTCGGATTGCGTGGAATGCGACGATCAACAGCTTGCCTACCAGCGCGGTACGGTAATTCACGTTCCAATTCTGGTTCGATCTGGTGAGGGTTACGGAATCCCACAGTTGGCTCATCGGAGGCAACTGCTTGACAAGCATGACAGGAGTTCCAGCGGTGATGCCACTGATTGGAATGCGGGCGATCGGAATCCATACGGTGCCGGAATTGTTCAGGATACTACCCGACGGTACCGTGGGGTCAGCCGCCGTGCCACTGGTGGCGGTGCCCTTCAGCACCGCGAGCGCGATCGTTTCGATGTTGTTCGAGTCTCGCGTGTATTTCACGCAGATTAGGTCGTTGCGGTTCCGTCCTGTGACTCCGCTTTCGATGGTGACGGTTTCCGCCGCGGTGACGCGTGCGTATCGTCCTTCGATCACAAGGTTGAGGACCGGGATGAGCGCTTTGTTTGCTGACTGCATGGTCACGGCGGGGAATTTGCCGTCGCTGCCTTGCAGCAGGTAGTTGCCGTTTCCGACCAGTCCGGCCTGCATGGCTCCTTGGTCGCTGGATGTGATGTGCGGAGCGCCGGCCTTGCCGGTGATGAGATTCATGGTCATGGTCATTCCTTCCTATCTGTTGTGTTGTTGAGGTATGCGGCGTAGGCGGCGTCCTGCGTGGCTGCCAGCGCTTTGAACGTCTGCCAGCATGCGGTACAGACGAGCGCGCCCTGTGCGACTCCGTCGACGGTGGTGTGGGTGATGTCGTGCCAGTCGCTGGAGGTGCGTGGGTCACCGTCGGCGAGGTATGCGGAGGCGTGACATCGGTCGCAGGTGTATCTGGTGATGTTCGTGGTTCGTGCCATTGATGTTCCTTTCTCTTTCAGGCTGTGCGCTGGTAGATGTGTCCCGGAAGGATGGTGTTGCATTCCTTCCAAGTGCCGCCGTAGGTGGTTCCCGGATTTGTTGTGGCGGTGGTCCAGTAGAGGGAGCCGACCGGGTGGGCGGCGATGAACGCCTGGCTTGCGCTCATGCCCGTCTCGCCCTTGTCGCCCTTCGGGCCGACGAGGCTTGTGTTCGAGACTGGCTTGAACGTCACGTTTTTCCCGGTGGCTGTGATCTGTGCGTACATCAGGTTCTTGCCACCGTTGGTCATGGCGAAGAAGTATTCGCCTACGACCGGGGCACGGTTGAAACTGAATGTCTGCCAGTTAAAATCCGAGCATGCGGACGTCCAGTATCCGGATAGTATGCGTGTGATGATCAAGGCAGGCAACCCGGTCTCGCCGCGTTGGCCGGCCTCTCCTTTCGCTCCGGTGGCCCCGGTCGCGCCAGTGGCGCCGGCAGGGCCCTGCGGTCCTTGCACTCCCTGCTTGCCTTGCGGTCCGGTGTCGCCCTTGGGGCCTTTGACATTGCCGAGCAGAATCTTCGTCATATGCGCTCCTTACTTTCCGTCATTGATCATGTAGTACAGGTCTCCCGTCGCCGGATCGTAGGAGACGGGAGCCGCCGACGCGGTGGTCGTATCCGCGTACACGGCGTACAGGTCTCCGTTCGGGTCGACCTGCAGTGTGAAGAATCCGGAAGTTGGCGCCGTCACGCCGCTGGCACCCTGCGGTCCTGTCGGCCCCTGTGGGCCCTGCAGTCCCTGCACACCTTGTATTCCCTGCTTGCCTTGCGGCCCGGTGGGGCCTGTTGCTCCGGTAGGTCCGGCAGGACCAGTCGGACCTACCGGGCCAGTGGGACCGGTGGGGCCTCCTTCTCCGGAGGGGCCGACATCGCCTTTGTCACCCTTGTCGCCCTTCAGCCCTTCAGGACCTTGCGGACCGGGAGGTCCGGCAGCTCCAGTGGCTCCTTTAGGCCCGATCTCGCCGGTATCGCCCTTCACACCCTGCGGGCCGACGTCACCCTTCGGACCCTGCGGGCCGACAGGGCCTTGCGCTCCGATGATGGACTGCCTGGAAACCGTCTTCCCTTGGAACTGGCCGCCGGATTGCGAAACGCACTGCCAGATGATGCTGTATTTTCCGCCACCTGACAATGCGGTCGAATATTCATTGACGAGTGGTGTTCGGTTCAACCATTCGCTCACGTTCCCCGTGAAAGTGGATCCCACCGGATATTCGCCGACGAGGGATTTCTTCATCACGAGCGCCGGAAGGCCGACGTCGCCTTTAGCTCCCTGAACGCCCTGCGCTCCTTGCTTGCCTTGCGGGCCGGTGGCCCCGGTATCGCCCTTGTCGCCTTTGGGGCCTTTGATGTTGCCGATCAATAGTCGCGCCATGTGTCACCTTTCCGGGATGTCCACGTACAGGTTCCCGCTCTCGGAGTCCCAGACGAACGAGGGTGGGTTCGTGTTGTCCGGATAGTTCACGTACAGGTCGCCGTCGCCTTCCATGCTGAGCGTGAAGAAGCCGTTCGAGGGGGCGGATACGCCGCTGTCGCCCTTGTCACCCTTCTCCCCTTGCGGGCCCTGGATGCCTTGGGAACCTTGGATGCCTTGTCTGCCCTGGGGGCCGGTCGCTCCCTGTGGACCCGTGGGACCCTGCGGACCTGTGGAACCCGTCGGGCCTTGCGGTCCCGCCGCGCCGATCGCGCCGGCATCACCCTTATCGCCTTTCTCGCCGCGTATCCCCTGCAGTCCCTGCGGGCCTTCGGGACCGGCGACGCCTTGCGGCCCTCGCTCCCCGGTCGCTCCTTTCTCTCCCCGAGGACCGGTGGGTCCGGTCGCTCCGGTGGCCCCCTGTGGTCCTGTGTCGCCCTTGTCGCCCTTCTCCCCTTGCGGACCCTGGTCGCCTTTCGGAAGCCCCAAATTCAAGGTTTTGTCGCTGCCGGCGCCCGTAAGCGACGCGCTTGCCTGTGCACCGGGGGCGAGCGTGTCCACCGAACCGATTTTCAGGCCGGTGATGTAGTCGCCTTTCGGCTGTTTACCCGACAATGCGTTGTTGAGCGAGTCGATGTCGTTTCTGGTCACGTCGGCGCTGAACGTCCAGGCGTCGAGTTTGAGGCCGGCTCCAGCGTAGTAGGCGTGGCCACCATCCCCGATGGAGGATTCTCCGCTGTTGCCGCCGGCGCTGGCGCCTCCGGATTCGTAGGTGACGGTGAGCACGCCTCCCGAAACCTTGACGATCTTCTTGGAGATCTCGGCAGTGACGACGAGGCCCGTGTTGTTGTCACGACCCGTGACCAGGTCGCCAACGTCCGCGTCGATGCCGTCGGGAATGTCCACGTCGATGGTGCTGGTGTTCCGAAGCTCCTGGAATTTCTGCCTGCCCTTGTCCTCGAGCTCGTCGGCTTCGGCGTTGGACAACTCGTATGTGGCGGTGCGTTCGTCAAGGCCTTTGAGGGTCTGCGTGTGGCTGAACGTGCCGTTCGCGTCGGCGTACCAGTGGATGACGGTACGGTCCTTGAGTTCGCCCTTGCCCAGGCAGATGAGATGGTTGATCGGGTGCGCCGCCTGTTTGGCGGTGAAGTCGATGAGGTCCGAGTCGATGCTGTCGCCGATCGTGCGGACGGGCATGGCGCTCATGGATACCTTGTCGCCGTCATTACGCAACCGGAGTTTGAGTCCGCTTGCCCTGAGCATCTTGACCAGACCGCTGTACAGGTCCACGTACCGGTCGAACTGGCAGGTGGTCTTGTGGTCGGCGCTTTCGTCGGTGACGGTGAACAGGCCTTGCAATCCCGCACGGCTGACGAGCGTGCGCATGATGACGGGAATCGTGCCGGACAGGGTGAGGTAATCGTTGTTCCTGTCCGGTTCGATGATCTTCGAGGCGAGTACTCCATGCCAGTCGCGGCCATGCCATGTGACGGTGGACAGGCCTCCGTCCACGTCGACATCCGTGTCGTCGATGATGCCGCCGTACTCGGTGCCGTCGATCATGATGCGGCTCCCCGCCTTGAGCGCGGCGTCTTCGACCTGCAGGTCGAAGTCGTTCTCCCCGCTACCGAACGCGAGGTCGAGCGTGTATGAGGCGTGGCTCGCCACGGGTTTGCCTGTGGCGTCGGTGACGATCAGGTCCATGGCGGTTCGCTCCTTTCCTCGCAGACCGTCAAGTCGAATTGGAATCCTCCCGGCCAGCTGATCGGCTGTGTTCCGGGCGCGAGCGGTTGGAACACGTACCGGCCGGAATCCTTGCCCGACCCTCGCACGGCCTGCGCGAAGCAGTTTGTGGCGAGACCTGTGCCGCTGACCATGGTGACGGTCCTGACATCGCCGGTGCCGTCGATTTCCAGACGCGAGCCGGATGGCACGGTCACGTCGACCTCGTACCGGTTGTTTCCGATGATGACGTACGGTTGCGCGCATGGTCCGAATATCGTGAGCTTGACCGGCTGTGGGATGGACGTGTCGTTGACGATCTCGGCACCCAATGCCATGCCGGCGAAATCATGCGGATAATCATATGGATAGTCAAGGTCGGCGGTTCCGGAATCGTATCGCGGCGTGAAATGCGTCATGGTCGGACGGCGCCACACGCCATCGGCCAGCACGATGGTCAACTGCGTCTCGACCATCGTGGGCGTGATGGATTGCGGTTCGCTTTTCGTGATCCACGCTTTGGCTTCCCATTCGCCGTCGGCCACGAGCGTGCCCGGGTTCCCGGATGCCATGTCGGCGTCCGCGAGACGGCGCAGTAGGTCGAGCGTGGCTGGAGAATCGTGGATCTTCACGGTGACTGTCGCCTCGCGTGCCTTGCGGGTGATGCCCGTCATGCCACGTGAGGCGAGGCTGTAGTCCCAGACGCGGGCTCGCAGTCCCGTGAGCGTCTCGCCGTACAGCGGCCCCTCGAAGCCGATGCGCTCACCTGTGGCCGCGCACACGTATTCAAGCGATTGCACTTCTCACCTTCCTTGCGAAGTCGCGGTCCCCTATCGTCGGCGTGTACCTGGCGATGATCGATCCGAGGTCGTCGTGCAGCGATTCGACGGCCGCGATGAGTTCCCGCAGATCGCCGTCGCCGGCATTGGCGCCGGTGCCGGCCGTGACGTTCAGCCTGCCGGTCTTCGACCAGTCCGCGTCGGAGAGGCTCATCGTGGAGACGAGCGAATCCATGGAACGGCTGACCACATGCGCGGAATCGTCGATGCCCAATGCCATGCCACGTCCGACCATCACGCCGACCTCGTCGCGGAACACACGCGACGGGGAATGGATGCCCAAAGCGTTCTTGGCCTTGTCCACCAAGCCCGACAACGCGTTGGTGATGCTGGAATACAACGAGCCGACCATTCCTGTGATGCCGTTGATCAATCCCTGGATGATGTTGCGGCCAGCATCCACCAGCCAGCTTCCCGCGCCGGACACCGCGCTCCGGACGGTTCCGCCGATCCCGCTCACGACGCTCCCGACACGGCCAACCATGTTGCTTACGGTGCCGACGATGCCGCCCCAGACGCTCGACACAATGCTTCCGACGCCATTCCACAACGCGGCCCACACGCTCCGGATTGTCGAGCATGCGGCGGATACCACTCCGCTGACCATGCCGATGCCGGCGGAGACGACGCCTTGGATGCCGCCCCACACTGCCGACACGATGCCCTGGATGGCCGACCACGCGGCGCTCCAGTTCCCGTTGACGACCGCGAGCGCCAGTTGGATGATGCCTTGGATGACGGCGAGTGCGGTGCTGATGACTGTGGCGATGATGGTCCATGCGCCTTGTACGACGGTGGATATGGTGTTCCAGAGTCCGTTCCAGACCGTGCTGATGATTGTGACGGCGGTTTGGAAGATGGTTTGGATGTTCTGTATTCCTGCTTGCAGGAGTGGTGTGATGGTGGTGATGAATGTTTGGATGCCGGTGATGATCGCGGTGAGCGCGGTCATGATGATGGGGCCGATCGTGTTCCAGACGTTTTGGAGGACGGTGGTGATGAGTGTCCATCCGGTTTGCCAGATTTGTTGGATTTGGCTCATGGTCTGGGTGATGAATATGGCGATGGCTTGCAGGATTGGCTGGCATGCGGTGCTGATCTGGTTCCAGATTCCCATGAACCATGTGGCGAAGCTGTTCCAGAGTCGTTTGCCCGTTTCGGTTTGGGTGAAGAACCATGTCAGCGCGGCCACGACCGCGCCGATGGCCACGACAAGCATGCCGATCGGATTCGCATCCAAGGCAGCGCTGAATGCCAGCTGCACGGCGGTAGCAGCCTTGGTCACCGCGCTCCACGCCGATTGAGCTGCCTTGACAATATTGAACGAGCCGGCGAGTTGCTTCAGTGCTCCAGCCGCGCTTCCCGCGTCGGAGATCTTGCCAATCAAATCGAACGTGGCCGTAGCGGTCTTCTCCACACCGGAGGCAGTCGCGGAAATGGCCTTCAGTCCACCGGAAACTGTCTTCAGCCCGGCCGAGACGATATCCCAGCCTTTGACCGCGAGCAATGCAATGGTGATGGCTTTCAACGCGCCGGATACCAGTGCGCCGTTCTGCTGCGCCCACTGTCCGACCGACTGCAGCCAGCCTCCCACCGTCATGAGCACGCCGGTCAAAGTGTTCAACAGTCCGGCGAAGCTCTGCGCCGCGGAACTGGCGGTGCGCGCGCTGTCGTTGAAGCCGAAGGCCTGCGAGACCGCGGCCGCCAATCCGGAAACCAGCGAGCCCAATCCGGAGATGACGCCGGTCAGGCTTTCAAGGAACGGCTGCAACGCGCCCGTCTCGATGAACGTGTTGACGAACGTCTTCGCCCATCCCGCCGCGTTCGACAACGCCTGCGCGACCGAAGCGACCACTCCCGCGAGCGCGCCGGCGGTTGTGGAGAACATTGTGGCGGCTTCGCCGCCATTGTTGAGTCCGCCTATGAGTGATGTGATTGCGTTCCAGAGGCCAGTGAGTTGGCTTTTGAGGCTGGCCGTCGCCGAGGCGAGCATCTGGAAGCCGGGGATGTTGGAGATCGTGTCGCCAAGGTTTTTGAGTTTCGCCTGTGTGGCGGGTATCGCGTTCTCGAGACCTTGTTGGAGTGCCGCTCCGACTTTTTGCAGGGTTGGTGTGACGGCTGCGGTGAATGTATCGATGAGTGGGATGGCTTGGTTGAACAGGCCGCGTAAGCCGTCGAGGACTGGTGTGGCGGCTGTTTCTCCGAGTCGGCTCAACGCGGCCTTCACGTTCGCCAGCGCGCCGGTGAACGTCGTTCCGGCGCTCTGGGCGGCGCCGCCCAATCCTTCCTTCATGGCGTCGGCGAAGGTTTGGAAGTCGATCTTGCCGTCCGAGACCATGTCGGACACTTCGGCGCTGGTCTTGTTCAGATGCTTGCCGAGCATTTGGAGGACTGGGATGCCGCTCGACATGAGCTGGAGCATGTCGTCGCCCTGGAGCTTGCCTCGAGCGGCGACCGATCCGAAGATCGTGCCGATGTCGGTCAGGCTACGGCCGCTGATCTGCGCCGTGTCCGCCACCGTCTTGAGCACCTGGGTGAGCTCGCCGCCCTCCTTGACGCCGGAGGCCGACAGGCTGGCCGCCACGGTCGCGGCGTCGCCCAGTCCGAACGCGGTGCCCTTGACGGATGCGAGCGCGTCGTTCATGATCTCGGTGACGCTTGCGCTGTCGTGGCCGAGGCCCTTGAGCTTGGCCTGCGCGTTCTCGATGTTGAGGGCGCGCGTGAAGCCGCCCTTGGCGGCCAATGCGGTGATGCCGCCTGCGATGGTGGCGATCGCGCCTGTGCCGACCTTGCCGATCTTGCCGAACGCTCCGCCGATCTTCGCGACGAGGGTGTTGGAGCTTTTCTTGGAGGCTTTGTTGACGGCGTCGCCGATGTCGCCTTCGATGCTTTTGCCGAATCCTTTGCCGGATGGTTCGACGTGGACGTATGCGACGCCTATGTCCTGTGCTGCCATCGTGTTTCCTTATTCGTAGGTTGGGATTCCGATGGCGGTCGGAGTCAGAGGTCGTCGTTGATGTGGAAGTAGGCTTTGAGCCGTTCCCTGTCCTCGCGTTGACGGCGGGTGAGGTTGTGTGCTGGGGTTGGCGGGCGGAGCGGGTCGTGCTCGTGGTCGAACCATGGGCGTTTGCGTTGTCCGGACAGCGTCCAGACCGCCTGTTCGGCTCCGTCGGGTGCGTAGACGGCGTTCTGCAACGCCATCCACGAGTGGCTCGTGTGGTCTTTGAGGATTTCGCGGGTCAACGCCCAGGCAAGTCCCCAATCGACTCGTGGACGTTGGCCTTCAACCCATTCCCGGAAGCGTACGGGCCTGTAGATCTGCCCGTACGCTCGGATCCAGTCGTAGGCTAACGCCGCGCGGTGGGTGTTCCAGAGGTGGGCGAGGTAAACGCTTTTGGGTCCAGTCCGGATTCCTCGGCCCACGCCTTGATGGTCGCGGTGA